TAAATAAGCATATCACCGGGTTTTAGATTAACTTCTATACCTTTGGGTGCTCCAGGCTTATGTATGTTCTTATGCTCGTCTATGACGTTGTCAGACCCTGTAGGATCTAAATAAATAGGCCAATGATCTCCACCTAAACATAGTGTAGTAGATATCTCACAACTAGGTCTGTCTTTGTGTCTTTTAAGGATATTGCCACTTCTATAAAGTCTTGTGTATGAATACGTCGGCACTAATTTAAGTCCTGTTTTCTTCTGCATCACAGCTATAGTTTTAACAAGTAGTGTTTCCATAAGTCTATCACCATATTTAGCGTAAGAGTTTGGAACTTGTGCATCGTTAAAATTACCAATAAGTTTATTACCCGCATGAGTTACACCATTTTCTAACATCCAATGATCTGCCTCAGCTGATATCTGTAGATACCTATAGGCTATGTCTGCTACTTCTTTTGATATAGCACCACGTATAACCTGATATTTATTTTTCTTAAAACTCATATTTGTATAAAATTATAAGACACAGATATTCTCCAGTTCTTTTCACCTTTGTCTGTATTTAAATTTATATCAACACCATGTGGAAGCCAAGATGGAAAAAAGATCATACGTCCTTCCATGGGTTCGTAAGCACATACTCTCCATAACTGTTCTGGTAGATTTTCTACTCTTCTAGGCATATGTGTATTAGGTCCTGGTCTAGGATCTTCTAAAAATAACTTGCCTGAGTTCTTAGGAACTTTAATATAGTACACACCTGACCACATAGAGTTAGGGTGTGTATGTGTTTTATTATAACTATATGTAGGATTAACGTTAGCCCACATATTACCGAGTCCTAGTTTACCTTCAATACCGAAATCTTTATTGCACTCATAAGCCATTTTAAATAATTC